GATGGCTCTGTTCCTGCCGTTCTACTGCGCTTCCGACATGTACCCGAACAAGACCGAGCGGCGAGGCCACCCAATTCCGGCCGGCTGGCGTCCGCGTCCCGAGACCCGGCAGATGATGGCCGAAAGCGAGATGTACGTTCAGTCGAACCCGGTGCTCTCGAAGGTGCTGATCCGGGACGGGAAGCAGTGGGAAATGGGTCGAGACCAGGCGTACTACTGGGAGTGGAACTTCATCGAAGCTGCGGCGAACGGAGACGAAAAGACGTGGTACCAGGAGATGCCGCACACGGATAAGGCGGCATTTCAGGCCAGCTACGACAACGTGTTCGGCAAGCAGGTGATTGCCGAAGCGTTCTCGCAGCGTGAGACCACGTACTACGCCTTCAGCGTCATCGGCCAGTCCATTGAAGAGCGCCACGAACCGGACGAAAGCGATGTCGATTACGGGACTAAGGAATGCCCGCAGGTGCGCATCCCGATCAAATGGGCATCTCGGAAGGGCACCGAGTTCCGCTGGGAATTCGTTCCGGTGTCATGGGAAGAGCCGTTCGTCGAACTCGCGGACATCCGGGACGATGAAGAAGGGCACATGGGGAACCTGTTCATCTACATACCACCGGAGCCGGGCTATGACTACGCCATCGGGGTTGACACCTCGAATGGGATCGGCAGTGACGGCACGGTGGTTGCCGTGTCGCGCCGCGGCCGGACGGAGCAGGACCGCGATATTCAGGTAGCCGAGTTTCGCGACAATCGCGTCTCACACGTAGAGGCGTACGCTTGGGGGGCCGCCATTGCGGCCTACTACTCGCGGTACATGAACAGCGAGTGGGGGTGGAACAAGCCGTACCGAAACCCGTACCTTGCGATTGAACAGGTCTTGGCGGTTGGGGACACTTGCCAATTGCAGATGCGAAAGATGGGCTTCAGCCGGTTCCACAAGATGATCCGGTACGATTCGAAGCCGTCGCGGATGCGTAAGCAGGACTCGCACAAGGAAGGCTGGTACACGTTCGGGTACACCCGCTCGCTCCTGACGGACACCTTCGTCACATGGGTGCAGAACAACTGGTACAAGATCAACTCCGCGTACACGATCTGGGAGGCCGACCACTGGGAAGTGCATTACACGAAGGCTTCCGGGAAAACGAAGTATGAACACTCCGAAGAATCGACCGATGACGGGCTCTTTGCCAATGCGCTCGCAGCGTTCTGCCCGAACGACGTGAAGATGCAGGCGAACCGATCCGCAAAGCAGTGGCGCGGCGACGAAGGCCAGCCAGTCCCGAAACTAGACGTTGGGCCAGCCGTCTCGACAATGAAATTCGTCCCGTCCTCGGTCCCGCTCCTTCAGCCGAAGTGGACCAACCGCTTGACACGATAACGGGAGTGTTGTAATATTCCAACATGCACACACACTTGCACTGCCCGCATTGCGGAGTCGGCTTAGTATTGCAAGCGGCACTCCCCGTGGGATCAAATCCTGTACGCCAAACCATAGCGAGTATCCCTGGCAGTGAGACCGGGCCATACGGGTATCTGTACTCCCTGTATCGCAACGAGATTTTCACTGAAGAGGGGTTGAAGCGTTTTCTCCCGATACGCGATTATCTACTCAAGCATCCGAAGATCGGCGCAATGGAGCTACTACACTCGGGGGACCTCACGGACGGGCTGTACGCGAGGTTCGTGTGGGCCTGCATAGAATATGCAACAGGAAGAGACGTTGGCGCCGAACTCCGCCTCGACATCCTCGACATCGAACAATCGAAACGCCGTTGACAGCGGCCATCGTTCTATTGTAAGGTTTTAACCAAGATGCCCGAAGCTACGAAGCCGGTTCCCAAAGCGGTAATCCAATGCGCGCTCGCTTGGATGCGCGGCGAAATGACAACTAAGCAGGCCACCGAGAAGCTGAAGGTCAAGCAGGTCTCCCAGGCGGTCTACAAGATCGGCATCGCCTTGCGGGCCGCCTTCCGGGCAGGGCTGCTAAAGTGAGTTTTCGGAGCGCGCCGAAAAAGTTCGGCTATTCGGATTCCAGCGTTGAAAGTGACAAATGAGCGATAGCGCGTCCCTAATCCCGAAAACGGAACTTAGCGTAGAAAACCACGCTGAAGTCCGAATCGCGCCATCCTACGATCACGCTGGAATCACGATCTACAATGGAGATGCCCTGGAGATCCTGCCGCTACTTCCTGCTGAATCTGTACACTGCTGCGTTACCAGTCCTCCATACTGGGGACTGCGAGATTACGGTACGGCGATGTGGGATGGTGGTGACACAGAGTGCGATCATCTTCAGCCGCGTAGATGCGGCGATGGTCCAGCGTCGCCGATAAACGGCGGCGGATCAGATCGGGATACTTCGGTTGGGTTGCAGCAGTTCCATGGCACTTGTCGTAAGTGTGGCGCACGCCGGATTGATTTTCAGATTGGACTCGAGCCGACTCCCGAGGCTTATGTGGACCGGTTGGTTGATGTCTTCCGCGAGGTGCGGCGGGTGCTGCGGGATGACGGGACGCTGTGGTTGAACTTGGGAGACTCCTATAGCGGCGGAACGATCGGGCGTGCGGATGCTGAGCGCAACGGGGTGGACGGGTTCACAGGCGGGCAGAAGTTCAAAGGAGAGAAATTTAGCCAGCGTGCGGTGCCCGACGGACTGAAGCCGAAAGACCTGGTTGGCATCCCATGGCGAGTTGCATTCGCGCTTCAGGAAGCGGGTTGGTGGTTGCGTTCAGACATCATCTGGGCTAAACCTGCTCCGATGCCGGAGAGTGTCACAGACAGGCCAACGCGGAGCCATGAGTACATCTTCCTGCTGGCAAAGTCCGAGCGATATTGGTACGACGCTGCGGCAATAGCGGAGCGATCCACCTACGCCGGCAAAAACGTATCGCTAGGTGAGAAGTCGCTTTCGAGAGGCCAAGCCACCGGAGCCAACGTGTCAGCGTCGGGAAACGGTACTGCTGCTTTCGTCACAGTCACGGAAACCAGGAATAAACGCGATGTCTGGACCATCAACGGCGACCCGTTTCCAGAAGCTCACTTCGCCACGTTCCCGCCTGCGTTGATCCTGCCGTGTGTTCTGGCCGGGTGCCCGGCCGGCGGACTTGTCCTGGACCCATTCAGCGGAGCTGGAACAACGGCCCTGGTTGCCAAAGAGCAAGGACGCCGGGCTATCGGCATCGAGCTGAATGCGAATTACGTCGCCATGACCGCCAGACGGCTTTCCCAGGATGTTCTGTTTTCAACGCTAGATTCCGATGTTGTGATAATCGGAGCGCGCCGAAAAAGTTCTTGACAGCCCCCCCCCGTTACATGGCCTTCATCACCGGGGAGCCGGTGCAGGCTACGCTCAGGACGTAGTTGTAATCCCCCTGCCTCATGCGGTAGAATCCCAAGCATGAGTGATCGCACAGGTATGGCCCGTGGGACTCTCCGCCCGGTGATCTACTTCACCCGAGGACCCGAGGACCCGATCCTCTTGGCCGGATTCGATGAAGGCCACCCGGAGCAGGCCCGCAAAGTCTACGAACTTAAGTACAAGTTGGAAGGGTGGAACTGGAACGAAACCGAAACCCTGGCCGACGTGGACCGGCTCCAGAAGCGCTTGATCGCGCAAGAGGAGCGGCGCATCGAAAAAGAAGGGTCTCTCAACCAAGAGCAGCGCGAGCGCCTATTCAGCGACACAGGCTCTCGGCTCCGGCAGATCATGCAGTCGTCTTCCACCAGCCCCTACGAGCGGGCTTTCATTCAAGCCTGGCTCAACCTCCGAGACGATAAAAAGCGCGATCAATACGCGCAGCGCCTCACCGAGCACAACTATTACCTCTGGGCGCGAGAGAACGACTCCACAACCAAAATCGAGGACAGGATATGATCCGCAAGTGGCTCAGACGGTGGCTTGACGTGCCGGAGCAAGCACGCATTGAAGTACTGGAACGTCGGCTCCAAGACATCACAGGGGAAACATCGGACTTCTACCTCCACCGGAAGATGTACAGTATCCCTCGTCCTCACGATGGCGCTCTGATTGTAGGTATAGAAGTTCCGAAGTAGTGGAGGTGCCGAGTGCTTAACCGGTTCAAGTGGTGGCTCTGCACGACGCGGATTCGCGTGACCTGTTGGCGCTGCCACCGGGTCAAATTTACATGGCGCTATCCAGTGCTCATTTACTGCCCTCGTTGCAGGGCGTACTATAGGGAACTGAGGGAGGCACGCAATGTTTGACGCCGGTGTACCGAAAGAGTGGCAAGCACCAGGAGCCGAAACCAGCGAGAAGTACCGCCTTGGGTGGCTTCGGGAGACGGTCGAGCAGGGAGCGGCATGGACTGAATCTCAGCGCGGCTTCCGAGATTGGCGCAAATCCCTGGACGTGTTAAGTGGCCTGGACACGGAGAACACCCTACTCAGCTACCGCTCTCACCTTTCGGGGCATCGGCTAAAAACGAACGTCCGCACAATGATCTCCGGTCTCGCGAACATCCGGCCACTCTGGGGATACAACGCGGGCGAGGCGTTCAAGGACTACGCCCTAGCGATGAACAAAACCGTCTGGGCGCTGTACCTGGAGGGGTACTGGGACCAAGCTATCAAAGAAGTGTTGGCGTATGCGGCGGCAACGGGGACCGGCTGGATTCGTCCCGTGTGGAGACGCGACCTTCAAGGCCACGGAACCATCGAACTGTTGACGTACGGCCAGCCCTGCGTTCTACCAGTGCAACTTCCCGCCGATGGGGACTACCAGCGCGCGTACTCGGTGACGCTGCTGGACGAAACTCCAATCTACGAGGGCCACTGGCGTTTCCCGCTCTATCAGGACCGCATCCGACCAGACCAATGCAAATACTGGTATGCCGCGGAAGCACGGAAGGCCGGCGAACAGAACGCATGGAAGCGCGTTACGTCATGGTTCCGACGTAAGCAGGAAGATAGGCTCTCGGATCAGTACGTGCAAATGCGCTGGACAACCATCAACGATTGCAGCATCAACACCTCGGGGCATCGCATGGCGATGGGCGAGCCGGGGGCGTCCTGGTATTACGAAGTGCCGTCCTACGGCGAAGAAATCCCCGGAACCGATGGAAAGCCGCGCAAGGCGAATGAGTTGGATGCGCGGATCTACCCCCAGCGGCGCCTCATCATCTCGACTGAGGACTGCATCCCGTACGACGGCCCGGCGTTCAACTGGCATGGGAAATTGGACTTGATCCCGTTCTCTCTCGACAAGTGGCCCTGGGAGCCGATGGGCTTCTCGCTTATCGGAGACGGGTGGGAACTGCAAAAGTCCATCGATGAGATCGGCCGCGGATGCGTCAACAAAGTGCGTGCGATTCAGGGCCTTCCGCTGAAGTACAACATCAACGGAGTAAACCCTAAGGAAGCCGAGGACTTCGATCCGTTTCAGCCAAATACGCGCATCGGGTACGACGGCGATGCGGTCGATAACCCGCTGGAGCCAGCAGTCCCGGCGGAAGTCTACCGAATACACGCCGAGGAACTCGAAGTCCTCAAATACTTGACGGAGGAATTGGACTACCTGTTCCAGACTCGCGACATCCTGGAACTCGGGAAGGCGCGCGCACTCGGCAAGGGAATGGACCAACTTGAAGCTCTGATTTCAGCGCAGGGACCAATCGTGAAGGACATCTCCCGGTCGATGGAGGAGGGGCTTGGTCAGGTAGGGTCGCAGGTTGGGTGGTTGGTCTTGCAGTACATGGACACTTCTCGGCTCATGCAGTACCTCGGTCCGGATGGGCTATCTCTTCAGGTATTCGATTACAACCCGAGTTCCATCATCCCGTCGCATCTTCCGAGCGAAGTGATTCACGGCGAAAACGAAGAAGTCAAGCCGTCGATGTACACACAGATGCAGCGGTCTAAGTGGTTCATGGGTCAAGTTCGGTGCTGGATAACACCCCACTCAGCACACGAATACACCCAAATGACGCACCGGCTGCTATTGCTCCAGTTGCGCCAGCGCGGCATCCAGATCAGTGGAGCCACCATCATGGAGTCCTGCGACATCCCGAACGTGGAAAAGCCGGAAGGCAACACCGAACAGGCCCGGTTCCGAGCGGAGAAGGAAGAGGAAGTGATCTTCGCCGCGAGGATGCAGAAGATCATTCAGACTCTCGGTATCGAGCAAGGTCTGATGGGTGGAGCGCCGGGATCGAAGCAAAGCGGGAGCACGTCAAAAGGCGGCCGTCCACCTTCCGGGCAGGCCGCGCCGCAAATGGCACAGAAGGACGGCGGGACCCGCACGATAGTGAAAGAAAGCTGATGAGGCTCAGTGCCACCTGGACCCCAACTCCCATCAATGAGCAGCAGGAGATTGTCCGCCGGAGGACATTCGAGGTACGCTCGTGGGAAGACATCGCGCAAATTGGGAATATCCTGAAGGCGGAGCGCTTCTTCGGGTCCGTGCTTATCCACGTCGGCCCCGGCGGGACGATACAGCACGCCGTTGCGGAGGAGCGCGGGAAACTCGGCACTTGACAACGCTTTTCGATCTGGTGTATACGTGGTGACGGTACGGTGTTTGGGAATCATCCTGGATTAGCGTAGCCAGCGCAGATCGGCTCGCGGTTACCGGAAAAGGCCCAAGCAAGACTCGAAAGGGTTTTGCTTGGGCCTTTTTTTGTGTCCGGGGGAAAGGAGCAATGCCCATATGTTCGGTTTCGGCCCGGTCGCCTTCAAGAAGGGACCCAAGCACGGCGGCAAAAAGCACAACAAGAAGCGCGGCAGAAAGCGCTAGTCCACCCCTTGATCCCGGAAACGAGCGGTGCTGAAAGGCGTCCACTCCCCGAGTGAAAGGGTCAACCGGCAGTAAAGGGGCGTCCTACCGACCGGCCGCCCCGCAGTTTTCAAAACAGGAGCCAATCATGAAGAGCAGATCGAAAAAGAAAATGGGCGGCAACGGAAAGCCTGGCTTGAAGCTGAGAGGCGACAAGTACGGCTCCAAGAAGAAAGGCGACATCGGCTAACATGTCCCCGAGCGGACCATTGACGGCCCCCGGCTCTGAAGCCCGTCCTCAACCGCAAGGCCCCGGCGCTGGCGGCGGCTTCATCTCCGCCCAGCCGCCACAACCCGATGCGAACGCCGAAGCGGTTCTTTGGGTACGCGACATCGCTGAAAAGGCGCGGAGGCTGGGAATGAAGTACCCGGCTGCCTTGTCGGAAGTGCGCGAGATCCACAACGCATTAGCCCGGCTGCAAAGTAAGCTCGCGCAGTCACAGCCCGCCCCGGAGCCGGTGGCCCCGCCAGTGTGAGGGATGGAATATGAAACTTGAAGAGATTCTTAAGTCGCAAGGATGGACGGACGCGGACTTAAATGCAGTCAAGCCGTTGCTCGAAAACGAGAGGTTCCGCGAATCGATGGAGACGAAGTACGCCGCCATCTCGACCGAAGTTGAAACGCTGAAGGACCGCGATTCTCAGTGGCAGATGAGACTCGACCAGGAGTGGCAGCCGCGTCTTACCGCTGAAGAGCGGAAGTCTCAAGACCTGATGCAAAAGCTGGCCCAAGCCCAAGCCCAACTAAAGATCGCCAGAGAGTACAACTATCTCCCAGAGGAGGCCGAAGCCAAAGTCGCCGCCGCCGCCGCCGCAGTCGAGAAGGATGCCAAGACGGCCGAGTACGTGACGAAGGCAGACCTCCAGCAGTCGTACGGCCAGTTCTCGGACTTGGAGGGACGCGCGATCACGATGGCCCACGACATCGCAGCCGAGTACTCCTATCTCACCGGGGGCAAGTCCCTCTTCGAGTACGAGGCGGTGGTCAACGGGCAGCAGATGCGCGGGATGCAGGCGCTTCGCGAAGAGTGCAAGGGAACCCGGAAACCGCTCGATCAGTTTGTCGCGGAGAAGTTCGACTTCCCGGGAAAGCGGAGTGCGATGGCCGCCGCGAAACAGAAAGAGCACGATGACAAGATCGCCGCGGAAGCGGTGGAACGAACCCGTGCCGAGATGGCGGCCCAGTACGGAAACCCGATGATGCGTACGGCATTGCCGTCCCACACCCCCTTCATCCCGAAGCGGCCCGGCACGGACAAGATGCCTTGGGAGGACGGAACGGAGCAAGATCGGGCTGCAAGGCGCATTGCCCGAGCAGTGGAGACCCAGATGAAGGGGCCGGTGCAGTAGGCCCAAAGGAGTAAACGATGTCCGCAGATCCGACATTTGACCAAATTTCAGCAACAACTCTCGCCGAAATGGAGAGGGATGTCGTTTACGACAACTTCTTCGCTAAAGGCGCGTTTCAGCGCATCATGCGCCACTACGCTCAAAACGATCCGTTCACTGGCGGCCTGTTCATGCAGGAAGTCTTCCAGTACAACCGGGTCAACGGCGGCGCCTCGACTCCCGGAGCCGATCGTACGGTCGTTCAGCAGCAGATTTTGGCTGCGCTGTCCTTCACCCCCCGCGAGTACACCTACGACATTCCGATCAACGAGTGGCAGACCGAAGTCATCAACACCGGGCCGGCCGCTGCGGTGAGCACGTACGATGCGTACATGAAGAACGCGGTCGAATCGTACGCCACGGACATAAACATCGACTTCTACTACCACGGGCAAGCAGCATCGACCGCGGTGTTGCAGGACCGGTCGATCTACATCAACGGCGCGGATGAAGCCCTTTCCAACGGTGTGGACCCCGGTTTCCTGGGAAACGTCTACACCAGCTACGGCAACCAACTCCGCAACGGCGCGGTGAGTTCGACGATCAACTCCGGCGTGTACTGGGCCGGCGATCAAGCGGGAAACGTAGGCCCGACCAACTACGCCACGGTCCTGGATGGCTATTTGGCGTGCGTCCAACCGCCCGATACCGCTCTCGGCAACAAAGCGGTCTTCGGCCAACTGCTGAAGCGCATCCAACCGCAGCAGTCCTTCGTCGAAGAGACTATGTCGGCCAGCAAGGAGAACGACGCGCGTATCGGTATGACCGGCGTGAAGATCCTGGAAATGTTCATCCACGTGGACAAGCTGGCACCGTCCACGAAGTTCGGTGCTCTGCTGCCCACCGGGTTGTCCCAGAGCATGTCTCTCGCGCTTTCGCCCTTCACCACACCGGCAACGGTATCCTCGGCCTCGGGCTATCCGGCCAGCACGTCCTGCAAGCCCGGTGAGCCGCTGTTCCTACTCCGGTTGCAGGATTGGAAGCTTCGGCCAGCGGCCAGTCCGCGCTACAACCACCACTTCGGCGTTCCGGTCTATTCGCAGTCGAACGCGGACATGATAGTGATGTTCTACCAGAATGCCCTGAACTGCTACACGCCTTCGCCGCGTGACAACTGGCAGATTGTCGGGTTCGGCCAATAGGAGGCAATATGGCAGGCGGACGATTTTCAAAACAAGCCTTTCCGTATCTGAGCAACGGAAAGTACCTGAACTCGAACAACTCGGGAGATTCCGTCGTCGGCGGATCGCTGGCCGGAGCCCCGTTCGTTGCATCCCAAGGGGACGCGAATCTTCCGGGGGATCGGTTCATCCTGAGCCCTTCCGACGCCCTGGCGCTCTCCAACACTTCTGTTGGTAACCTCTACACGGGGACCTACCGATACGTGCGGACGAACCCAAACTCCACGTCGGTACCGCAACGCGGCCGCGCGGCGTTCTGGGATCTCGCGGCTTCGCCCGGCAACGCGAACAACGTGAGCACTCCGCAAACGGACATGAGGTACCAGGTCACATCCGACGAGGCGGCCAACATCGGCGTGGCGCTGTTTGCAGGCGTCTTCATCAACTACCCGGGCGCTGGGAATTCATGGGTCATCCAGGAATCCGGCAAGTGTACCGTCCAGTTTGCCGGCAATAACGGGACTTCGACATTCGGAACCGGGCTGACCGGCACGCCGGCAATCGGGTGCGGCGTGTACCTGGCGGCTCAGTCCTCAGCGAACTCGAACGCCAGCGTCGGCCTGTTCAACGTGTTGGTGGGCGCGAACTACGCGGCGAGCGGGAACAACGCCGCTACGCTCCCGTACACCCAAATCGATCAAGCCATGGTGCGCTATGTAGGTCCGGCTGAGACCCTCCCGTCCGCCGGGAACTACTCCCTGGTGGACATCGGCCTGAGCCGAACATACCGCTGGTAATCCTCCTTGGCCAGCGGTATGATGGGGGGCATGGCATCCATCCCCGGCCCCCCAGTCAGACCCTCAAGTTTCGACGATCCGATAGCAATGGAGAAGGGCCGCTTGTTCGCAGCCCGAGCCATTGCAGCAGACCCCGAAGCGCGCAAGCGGGTTGAAGATCGGTACGGCGTTGACTACTGTATCGCGCGCTACCCCGAAGCCTACCCTCTCCACCGCAGAGTCTCCCGGTATTTCCGCAGGGTCATCGCCCGCATAAAGCGGCAGTGGTAGTTGCAATGTTCTAACCCTCGCGCTACCATTGGCACTATGGCGAACCTGAAAAAAACGATCTACACCCTCTGCATCAACAACTACTGCCCAGAAATCACATCCCTCACGTTCCCGCTGATGGAGGCGTACGCCAAGAAAATCGGTGCCGACTTCTTTGTGATCTCGAAGCGGCGGTTCACCGCAATGCCGGTCACGTACGAAAAATTGCAGGTTGGCGATCTCGCCAGGGAAACGGGGGCAGACTGGAATTTGTTTTTCGACGCGGACACGCTGATCTCGCCGGAGATGTTCGACCCCACGGACCACTTGAGCAAGGATACGGTTTGCCACAACGGTAAGGACTTCGCGGGCATCCGATGGGCGTACGATAACTACTTCCGGCGCGACGGACGGCATATCGGGAGTTGCAACTGGTGTGCCATCGCGTCCGACTGGTGCCTGGACCTATGGCATCCACTCGAAGACCTGTCGCTCGAAACGGCGCTGGAGAACATTCACATTACAATTGCAGAGCGTCACTCGGGCTGCTGTCAGCCTGAGCACTTGATCGACGATTACGTGCTGTCGCGGAACATCGCTCGCTACGGCCTCAAGGCGACAACGCTGTCCGAGATTTGCGGGAAACTCGGCTTCCGGCGGCCGGATGGCACCGGCGGGAACCCGTTTATGTGGCACCAGTACGACATCTCGAATGAGCAAAAGGTGCGCCAGATGAAGGCCGTGCTCTCGACTCCAAACGGACAGCCGGCGTTTGCGGATGAAGGCGAACTGATTCATGACGGTTTCGGCAACCCAGTGATGCGGACGAAGGACGGGCGCATTGTCGGCGCGTGCGGTCTGGGATGGGGCCTTCGGTGAGCATCCTGGTGGTTGGTGGGGCGCATACCGATGACTACGGAAGATGGGCGGCGCTCCGTAATTCCGCGGCACGGCTTTGGACAAACCTTCAAGTGCTCGGGGTGGGAGAGCCCCATCACGGCATGGAGGATTTGCGTTCGACGATTGAATGGCTCAAGGCGCGCGAAGAGAAATACGTCGTTGCTACGGACACCTTCGATACAATCATCAGCCGGTGGAACCCAGAAGAGTTGAAAGTGCTTATCGACTCTGCCCCGGATCTCATCATGAGCGTCGAATGGTGGGTCTGGCCGAAAGGCCCGTGGGAAAAAGCGTACGCCCATCTGGCGGGGAGACACCGCTGGTTCGCAATCAACGGCGGGCAGTACTGCGGACGGCGTGAGCAACTGATCGCCATGTGGGAGGCGATGATGTGGCGCTGGGACCAAGGGCAGGAGACGGCCGGCGGAACTTCCCAGGAGTTGCTACACCTCATGTACCAGGATGGCGCCGCCTTCACGCTGGACTTGGAATGCCGGATATTTCAGAGCATGTACGGGCCGCACGCGCACCTCATCAAGATGCGCGATGGGAAGGCGTTCAATACGGTGACGGGGAGCTACCCGATGTTCCTCCACTTCAACGGGAATGCACCGGGGCTGAAGGAATGGGCGGATGAACTAGCAAAGACGGTTATATAAGGAGCAATATGGATAACCAACGGCTCGTACTCCCAGACGGGACGCAAGGGACCTTACTGGGGCATGTGGTGGTTTGTCACCACCAAGACAACACTGGGGAGGTGTCCGTACAAATCATGCACGAGGGCCACTCCATGAGCATCAGGGGGAACGGGGCAGTCCTCTCCCGAACCCTTCGGATGGCAGGGGAACTGATTGACAAGGGCGTCGAGGGGTCTCTGAAGATCGAAAAACTCCCATGACGATAAAAACGAAGTTTTCCGAGGTGTTCGGCGCTCCAGTGCTCAGAGTTCATCTCTCGGCGAAGTCGGCGGGCGGAAAAACGTATGACGCGGAATGCACTCTTGAGGGCGATGCTATTCTGGCACCGCTCCTGTATATCCGCAGCGCGCAAAAATGCATGGTGACGGATTGGCTGATCGATCAAGCGGTGAAAGACGGGGGGCCTGGCGTTGCCGCGCTAGTCGATAAAGCCAATGACATCAGCCTGCCATACTGCGAACGCCGAAAAGCGCTCAAGCAAGTAGGCCAGTTGATTACGGCCACAGAGGACCGGCTAGCCAAACCGCCCGACACTGGCGTATAGTGTTGGAAGGACGGCTTCTGGCCGCCGAAAGGTGAAACGATGTCAAATCTCTTGAAGATTCCGCTTCCCGGTTACCCGCGCGCTAACCCGCGTGGCGGCATCACATGGAAGGGCGACTACTTCGGCAACAACAACTACTTGGCTGGCGGTGACAAGTTGTACGCCAGCGATCTCGGAATGGTCGGGATCGAGGACGCTCACTTCAGTTTTTTGGGAATCGGCAGCAACTCAACGTACCAGTACAAGGCGCTTCCTCCCACCGGGTCGGCGAACTCCAACGAAACGTATGCGCCCGTCTACTCGTCCATAACGGTGCAAGCCTACACCGCGGCGAACAGCACGGAAGTCGCGAACAACACGAATATGAGCACTGTCGGTGCCCGCTTGACGGTAAACGGAATCTAACCAGCCGGGAGGCTCCGTGTCTTTCGGCTCAATGGTTGATGAGACTTGCGGGCTCGTGCCCAAGCTGGCCCCCGACTTCGCGAAGACGCTTGTGAATCGAGCGTGGCGCGATGTACGCCGCCAGTGCCTCTGGTCGTTTCTCCTGTTCGATGCCAACTGGACCTCGCCCGCAATCGTCAACGCCGGGACAGTGACCGTCACGCAAGGGCAGAACACGGTCACGTTCAATGCGGCGGCCTCAGCCGCGATAAATGCAGTCGCCTTCTCGCCACCCAGCCAAATAATCCAGCGGCAATTTCGAGTTGGGATCGGGACGGTCTACAACATCTGGGGCCTGGATGCGACCAACCCAAGCGCTGTGGTGCTCACGCTCGACCGGATCTACCAGGAGCCGTCCGGCACGAACGTCCCGTACTCGATCAGCCAATGCTACTACCCTTCTCCGATGTTGGACTTCTGGCAGTGGTTGAGCATCCGGGACATCATCAACTACAACGAGTTGGCGACAAATAAGACGCGAGCATGGCTAGACTTCCAGGACCCGCAACGCTCGCTGTTCTTCATCCCAACGCACGTCGTTCCATACCAGGTCGATCAGAACCCGGCCAGCCTGACGCCGGGCTACCTGATGCATGAATTGTGGGGGCCTCCGCAATACGTGCTGACGTACCAACTGTACGGGCTCCGAAAGGGTGTCGATCTGGTGAACGCGAGCGATACGCTCCCAACGCAAGTCGGAGAAGACTGCGTTATGGAACTTGTCAAGGGCAAGGCTTACGAGTGGGCGGAAGCGAACAAGCAGGACAGCCGCATGACGGGATCGGACTTTCGCTTCCTGATTACCGGCGCGAAGGCGGAATACAGGCGCCTGTTCCGCGAGTATCGGATGCAGGACCGCGCGGCGGTTGACAACTACAGTCGGAGGTTGCGGCGGGGATGGTCATACAACACCCTAAACGGGTGGTACAATTCGGCGGCCAGCGTTGCCGGTTCGCCATTGCCATGGTAAAGGGACGATCTTGGTTATGGACAACGTACTGAAATGGCTTCCGCTGTTGACTCCCGTGATCCTTTTTTTTGTGGCCCGAGCCGCCGGGAAATTGGAACACATCTCGCGCCGTTTGGAAAATCACGGGAGCCGTCTAGTAGCAGTCGAGACGCGGTGCGGCATCAACCACGGCCCGATTGAACCTCTTCGAGAGGTGGAGTGAGTAGATGGACGATCCCGAGATTTCTCTACGGCACTACATCGAGCGGATCATCGATGAACGCGAGAAGCTCTACAACGTCAGGTTCGATGCCATCGACCAACATACCAAGCGCGCTTTGGAGGCGCTGACAGAGGAGCGTCATTCGAAGGAGTGGAGTGCTGGTCTGATCCTTACGATGCTAATGGCCGTGCTCTCCATTGCCATCTCAGTGTTTGCGTTGTTCAGAAGGTGACTATGACGATTATGGCCGTTTGTTTTGTAGCTGCAGCTTTCATCTTGGTGGTTTTCGGAGCGTTGTTCCCGGAGCCTCGACCGCGCCGGTGTAGAACAAGACAAAATCGACGCGCAAAAGGTCTACGCAGCGGCGGATTCTAACTGGAAGGAGATCCCATGGGACGATTCGATTGGAGAAATTGGGTAATGGGCTTGGTCGCGGCATTCCTGGGCGGCGGTTCAGGGGCCATCGGTGCGGCCTTCAGCACGATGGTGATCGCGCCGCAACAGTTCAACCTTCAGAATCCCAGCGCCCTGTTAAAGAATATGGGCCTGACATTTCTCTTCAGTGGCCTGATCGCGTTCTTCGCCAAGCTGCACACTGATCCGGTGCCCACGATGACAACGACGGTCACTGAAACACGGACACCTCCGGGAGTCGTGAAGACGACCGTTACGAAGGTGGAGGAAAGCAGCCAATAATGCCAAGCAAAGAAGCTCTTGAAGCGGCCGGCCATGAACTGAAACACAACCCGCCGAAAGTGCTGGCGAAGACCCGGCGGAAGAAAGGCAAGAAAGCAGCCAATAAGCAGCGCGTAGCCATCCTTCTCTCGAAGGCAAGAGCGGCGCAGCGCAAGAGAGGCTAGGAGATTCCGGGGGGATGTTGTAAGATGGCGGTATGGACAACACATGGAACCCAGATTCCGCGCTGGAGGCGCTAATCGCGGAACACGACCTGGTGATCGAACGGTGTTTGGGACTTATTGGGGACGCGGAGCACAACTTGGCTAGACCTGATGCGTGCCCAGAAACACAGGCCATGGACCCCTTGGTGCTTTTTCAGATCCAGAACGGGATTTTGCACATCAGAATCGACAAGCACCGGCTGGAGACGGAGTTGTGGAACTGGAGAAGGGCTCCTGCCGCGCAGCGCGAGAGAGGCTAGGGTATGGATCTTGAGTTCAAGTGGGTAGAACGGAAGGGGAGGGACAGGGAAGGAGACTTGTTCCAACGATGGTACTTGGTGCATGTTTCCGAACGGATACTGGCGGTTATCAACGGACCTCTGGCCGATGAGGTATCCTTCAACTGCTCGATGTGCGGAGACTGGGAAGAGCCGGATACGGATTTCGTGAGTCTTTACGCAGCCAAGAAGTTCTCCCTTAATCGGGCGCGGTGGCTATTGCACATGCAGCACAGAAATAGGGCGGAGAGGCGGCACAAAAGGCGCCTGTTTTCCGAAGATTCGGGCTGGTAATGCCGAACTTCACCTACGCCACGCTCTCGGATGCACAAGCGGCTCTAGCGGCTCGCCTGTACGATTCTGGGATGCAGCAGTGGGCGGCGGGGGAACTCACCCTTGCCATCGTGGAGGCACTGCGGAACTGGAACGCGCTCACGTCATTCTGGCGAGCCGAATTCAATATGCCTCTCCAGCAGGGCGTCTGGTGGTACGACATCACCGATTCAACGGTGGCGCCGAACACGCTCCGGCCGCACGCCGTCACCGACAACTACTTGGTCCAGGCCATCGAGTACCATCTGCTTGAGCCGCCGACGCCGACGTACCCGCTCACTTGGTCTGGGTCTAAGCAGTTCAGCGTGCCGGGTATTCTGGACGCCATCACGCGCCGGCAAAACGAAGTGCTGGGCGCGACCGGCTGCACAGTCACTCGGCAATTGGTGGATGCGCCGATTGTGCGGGCGGGCATCCTCTTGCCGGATACGACAATCGACATCCGCCGCGTGACTTGGCTTCCGGCCGCCGGGATGGGGTTCAGTCCGACGATTCTGAAGCAGTCCGACGTGTGGGCGAAGCGCTCATTCGACTCCGGCTACACAGTCCGCTCTCAGCAGCCGCCGTTCGTGTGGATGCAAGCAACCGAACCGCCACCGCGATTCGACGTGGACAACGTTCCCCCGGTGACTGGACAGTACGAACTGCTGTGCGTGCGTTCCGGTGGCGTAGCGAGCGCCGTGAGCCCGCCGGGCGCACAACCGCTCTCCGTCCCGGACGATTGGTCATGGATCGTGAAGTGGGGGGCGCTTGGGGATCTGCTATCTCGGGAGTCGAATGCGAAGGACACGCTCCGGGCGGAGTACTGCCAAAAGCGCTACGCTGAAGGGCTCCAGTTCCTTTCGAGCGCATCGTCGATTCTCTCCCTTCAGGTGAACGGCATCCCGCTATTTGTGGACGCGGTTACGAACGGGGATCGATTCAACTCGCAATGGCAAGCGGCGGCGCAGGGTCCGCCACAATCCTGCTACACCACGGGTCTGAACCTTGTCGGTTTCCCGGCTCCCGACGCCGGGCCGTACGGGGCGCTTCTGAGCGTGGTGCAGAACGCCCCGGTACCCGTGAACCCAGGGGACTACATCCAGGTTGCGCGGAGCGACTACGATTCGATCCTCGACATGGCACAGCACATCGCCATGTTCAAGCTGGGAGGCGAGGAGTTTGCCGCGACGATCCCGCTCTATCAGAAGTTCCTGGACCGGGCGGCGGTCTACAATCGGAAGTTGAAGGCGATGGGTCAGTTCCAGTGGGCACTAGCGGATGTGTCCCGCACTGAAGAGGAACGGAACCCAAGAATGGAGCAAGAGCAGTAATGCCTGAGTACCAAAGGCCGCAAGGATGGCGTTTCGGGTTTGGCGGGGTGAACCTACGCAACACCCCCGACGCGATACCTGCGACCAAGTACGGCTGCGCGGTGAACATCCGTGCAACATCGGATCAGGCGATTCGTACGCGGCCCGGATTCGTGCCGATGTTCTCGACGGGGCACAACAATGCGATCACAGACATGCGGACGTACGCCGCGCTCGGGACCGACGATCAGCCGCGCATCTTGGCGCGCGACACGCTGAATCGGATCGTGCTGGACAACGGAGAATTAGCGACAACGCTCTCGGGGCCAGCCGGGTACGGTGTGTCGATGCTCCCGTTCCGTCCCGGTGCATCGCCGCAGACGTGGATGTACGTTGCAGGCCAGGGGGACTACCAGAAACTCTCGGCTCCATCGAACAGCAACTCCATCATCGCGTACAAGGTGGGGATCGCGGAGCCGCAGATTCCGCTTGAGGCGGCTGATCTCTACCCTGCGTTCACCCAGTTGAACGCGAACAACTACTCGGGATGGACGGCTGGCGGGACGGCAGGAAACTTATCGACCGGGAATCTCATCAGCGACACAGTGGGGACGGTAATCAACGACCCCGTAACGTCAACCCGGCAAAGCCTTCAGGTGAGCATCCCATACTACTCCTACGGGATGCTCCCGACATTCTCTGGTTCCGGTGACTTGCCGGTGGAAGAGTTCTGGGATGCGTGCGCCACCTGTACGATCACGGCGATCTACTACGAGTCGGGATCGACCGGAGCGTGTTGGATCGTCCCATCGGTGGACATCAGCGCCAGCATCGGGCGCGGCACGCTGTTGACTCTAAACTCGGAAACCGTGCTTGTACTCGGGGTGGTCAAGGGAACGAATGGAACGTGCTGCTTCCGGTGCTCGACAGCCGGAACTCACGTAGCGGGGGAAACCATCACGGGAGTTCGGTGCATTACGGTTCACGGGGCAGTTGGGTCCAACTCCAACGTCACGTTCCCCATGGTGGACTCCACCGTGGCCACGGGAACCGGCACAGTGAGCCGCACGTTGCCAGCGGGATCGTTTTCAGCGTTCTCCCCCGATGACTACATTCACATTACGTTCCTGCTGAACAATATCGCGGCGGTCACGTTTCTGAACATCGTGTTTGATGTCAGCGGGACAAGCCCGGACTACACAACAAGCATCTTGACGTATTCGATCACGGGTGCATCGTTGGCATCGCAGCTTCTCTCGGGAGAAGTGGTGGAGGTTCACTTCCCGATCAGCGCGCTCAATGGGAGCCTGAATGCTT